CGCCAAGACGGCGGCAGAAGCACAGCAAGCGTCCACGGCCGCGCAATTCTAGGCCGCGCAACGGAGAACGAAAATGAAAGATCAGCACAAGAAGATCACCGGTTATCGCGATCTTAACGCCGATGAGATCGCCATGATGAACGTGATCAAGGCGTTAGAGGCTAAGTTCAATCGTATGATCGACGACCTTCGCGCCAATGAGACTGTCGATCAGCGGAACGTCGCGCTTGCTGCTACGGCGGGTGAAGATGCGTTCATGCGCGCTGTTCGTTCAGTGGCGCAGCCAGAGCGCGTCGTGGGTGAACTCGGTGATCTGTCGTGACCGGCCTCATCCTTCCGCGCAAGGCGCGCGACAAGCTCGGTGTGCTGCACGACGAGTTCATTTCCGGCGAGATCGAGAGCTATGTCGTCGTCGCCATCAAGAAGGATGGCACGACAGAGGTGAACTTCGATCTGCATGACAGCATGCACATGCCCGGTTTGAACAAGATGGGCGGCGGGCTGTCGGCGGCGATGAGCCACATCCAGCAGCTTGCGCTCAAGGTCCACGCCGAAGACCAGCACAAGGCTTCGCTCGCGAAGATGAACTGACGTGAATACGCGATACCGGCGCAAGCAAGTCGCGATCCGCCAACTGCTGCTCGACACCCGCGGCAATCTGAACGCCAACGGTCGCGTCGCGGCTGCGGAGTTCAAGCGGGTGCGCGGCAAGGCTATCATGCAATACGACCACAACGGCGCGGTCGATCCAATCGCGACGGCCGCCGCCGCCGCGCGATGGGAAATGTGGGAGCACTTCGTTCGGCTCCTGCATCTCGAACCCTATGAGGCGGCGAACCTACGAGAAGAGGAACAGTAAATGGCGAGCAATCCAGGGTCCGCAGCACTTGCGGGCAACTCTGGCGGCGACGGCGGAAACGTCCAAGCGGCCAGTGGCGATCAGCAGCAGCAGATCGGTGGCGTCGACGTCACTGGCGCGCCGCCTGAAAAGCCGTGGTTCGAAGCAGCGGGGATTGATCCCAAGTTCCACGGGGCTATCACGGCGAAGGGGTGGCAGAACCAGAACGATGTACTCGACAGCTACACCAACGTCGAACGCCTCGTCAGCATGGAACGCGGCGGCGACATTGATCGGATCTTGGTCAAGCCGAAGGACGGCGCGACGCCCGAAGAGATCGCGACGTTCAACGCCAAGGCAGGCTTCGCGGCGCCCGACAAGATCGAGGATTACGGCTTCACGCCCGAGACGATCGCCACCAAGACCAACGACCTGTTCACCGCCAGCGGCCTGCCGCCCGAGCTCGCCGGCCAGTTCGCCGCCGAGATGACGCCGGTCGTCGAGCGTGCGACGCAGTGGTTCAAGGACAGCGGCTTGCCGCCGCAAGCGGCGTCGGCCCTGGTCGACAAGGTTCTGCAGGGTGAAGTCGAGGGCTTGAAGGCGTTCGACGCCAAGTGTGCGCAGGAGTATGCGGCGCTCGGGCAAGAACTCGGTGACAAGCTCGGCGACTTCGAAGAAGCCGGCCGGCGCGCGTTCCGGCAGTCGGGTCTCGAACCGCAACTGCTCGACAAGATCGAGATGGCGATCGGCACGAAGAACATGATGACGATGTTCTCGAAGTTCGGCAGCGCCATGGGCGAAGCTGCGGCGCCGTCGGGCGACAAGAGCGGCGGCCAGGGGCAGTTCGTGCAAACGGCGCAGAATGCGTTGTCGCGTATCCAGACCCTGCAGAGCGACAGCGATTTCCAAGCTAAGCTCATGTCGACCAACCCGCAAGTCAAGCAGGCGGCGCAGAAGGAATGGGAGGCGTTGTTCTCTCAAGCATACCCCTCTTGACGGGAGCCTAGCATTGCGGTTATTCACCGGGGCAGCAAATTCGGCTGGCCCGGTGGATACTGGATAACTGGCATGGCACCACAAGGGATTACCCGCCATGTCATTTCAGGTTCCGACTCATTTCGTCCAGGGCTACACCACCAACGTGGAAATGCTGCTGCAGCAGCGCGGCGGCAAGCTTCTCGCCACCGTCAGCCAGGGCAGCTATACCGGCAAGGGCGCCAAGGCCGTCGAGCAGATCGGCCCGGTCAAGCCGGTCAAGAACCTCAGCCGTCACGCCGACACCCCGCTGATCTCGACCCCCGCCGACGCGCGCTGGGTCTTCCCCAACGACTACGAGTGGGCCGACCTGATCGACGATCAGGATAAGCTGCGCATGCTCATCGACCCGCAGTCGGCCTACGTGATGAACGCGGTCAACGCGATGCGCCGCGCACAGGACGACGAGATCCTGCAGGCGGTGTTCGCTACGTCGGCCACCGGCGAGAACGGCACCACCTCGATCGCTTTCCCTTCGGGCCAGATCGTCGGTGTCAACGTCGGCGGCGCGAACTCCAACCTCAACGTCGCCAAGCTGCGCGCCGCCAAGCGCCTGCTGATGGCGGCCGGCGTCGACCTCGACTACGAGAAGCTGTTCGTCGCGATCACCGCCGCCGACCACGATGGCCTGCTCAACGAGATTCAGGTCACGTCGCTCGACTACAACAACAAGCCGACGCTGGTCGAGGGCAAGGTGACGTCCTTCATGGGCTTCAACTTCGTGCCGATCGAGTTCAGCGACGCGTCGTCCTACGACGCCGCCGCAATGCTGACGTCGGGCTCGAACCGCCTGGTGCCGGTGTGGACCACGGGCGCGCTGCACCTGGGCATGTGGAACGACATCACCACGCGCGTCAGCGTCCGCGACGATAAGCGGTACGCGACGCAGTGCTACGCCAAGACGACCGTCGGCGCGACGCGCACGCAGGAGAAGAAGGTCGTTCAGATCGTCACGACCGGCTGATCGGCCGCTCGCGCCCTGAACTCCAAGAGGAAGACACGAAATGGCCGATCTCTACTCCACCGAAACCGCAGGCGTCGACACCCGCCCGGCCGTCAAGCCGAGCGCCGGCGCCTACGGCGCGCGTTACCGCCGCTACCGCGCCAGCATCACCCTGGCCGCGCAGGCGACGACCGACAACATCATGTGCGCGGTCATTCCCGCCGGGTCGATCTTCGCCGGCGGCGTCATCACCTCGTCGGTGTCGCTCGGCACCGCCGTGATCGCGATCGGCACCAACAAGGTGCACGCCAGCAACGGCCAGCTTCGCCCGGCCGGCACCTTCACGGTCGCCGACACGCCGACGAACTTCGGCACGGCCGCCGCGCTGTCGCAGGCCGCGCTCGCCGCCGACACGCGCATCTACCTGACGATCGCAACCGCGGCGCTGCCGGCGTCCGGCACCCTGGTCGTCGACCTGTACTACTCGAACGCCTAAGGAGCGGTCATGTCCGTCCAGTACGACAGCACGCCCCGCGCAGTCGCGGATGACAGCAACGTCGCGACCACGCTCGGAGTGGCGTCGCTGGGCGGCACGATCGCGGTGCGCGTCATCATCGACGACTCGGTGATCGGCGCGAAGGATACCGCGATCCGGCACCTGCAGACGGTGATGGACGTCATTCTCAAGCAGACGTGGCCGGCGGCATGATGTGGCGACTGCGCTTGATCTTGCGCTAGGTGGCGACAAGGCGGCGGTTGTCGCCTCGACTGTAGGTGGTTTCGGCCCGATCGGCGTTCGCGTCATCGTCGACGATCAGATCGTCACCACCAAGGCCGACGTTTACCATCTGCTCGAGACCATCCGACAGGTTCTTGTCGAAGCCGCCTGGCCTTACGGCACAGGCGGTAAAGTCGGTTTGCCTGATGGGTTTGTGAGTTTCAACGGTGCGGTGCTGTCGTTTGATGGTGCCATCCTAGGCTTCAGGAGTTAACCGATGGCCGGTCTTCAGTTTAACGGCATCGATGTAACGTCTGAGCAGCTTGCCGCGTTCAAGGCGTGGTTGTCTGCGAACGGCGGTCTCCCGTCCGGCGATCTCGTTGATGCGGCGGCGGCGGCGGTGGCGCAGGCTAACGCTCCGTCTTATGTAGCTTTGGCCTCAGGTGCTGAGTTTTCGACGGAAGCGTCTATCCGCGCCGCAGCACTGTTCGCTATTTCGAGAGGCGGCGGCACAGTCACGATTATCGGCAACCCTGCTGTTCCGATCATCCTCACCCAGCAGTTACCTATCGGCTCCAATCTTACTTACACAGGTCAGATCGCGTCGAGCTGCATCGAGCAGGGCAATGATGCGGGTGCGGGCGTGATCTTGCAGGGAGATGGCGTCCTCAATGTATCGCCGGGTACGTTCGACGCGATCAATGTCAACGGCACGGATCTAGACACGTTTCCTTACAACAACCCCGCAGATGCATTTGCGAACGCTCCGCAGGGCGTCACCGTCAGAAACATTACCTTCCGGTGTTTCCGCTACGCCATTAAGTCAGGCGGATATCGCAACTTCGGCATTGCTGACCTCTACCTCGACAAGGTGGTCGCTGCGAGCTGCCGTGTCGGCTTCTGGATTGAGAACTCACACAGGTATAACGCAGGTCGAGT